TTAAAATATAATTTTTAAGAGACAACTCCGAGTGAGTTGTCTCTTTTTGACAGATAATCCGGTATTATCCAATAAATTTGACAGAAATAAGGGGCAATTCTAAATTATCTACCATAAGAAGTGATAGGAGAAGGAAATGTATGAGGCGATATTCTAGTGGGAAGTCTCCCAATTTAACATGGCAGATGGAAGCAAATTTGGGACAAAACTTTGAAGATTTTGTTGCAAAAATTATTATGGCACAATTGCGTCAGCTACATCCACAAGTACAAGTATTCCAGACACGGCGCGTAGCAGATGGTGGAAAGGATGTTATTGTTTCCACCAAAATTAACACTGTGAATATTTTAGGTCAGAGTTTTACTTCATTTAACGGTAAAGGAATCCAAATATGTTTTGAGTGCAAAAGTACAGATAATAGCATTTTAAGGTATGATAAAATTTCTTCTAGTAGTTCCAGAATGCAATTTCAAGACACCGAGAAGTATGATTATTATGTTCTGGTAACTAATAGTGAAATTTTGCCGCAAACATACTGGTATTTGACTAAGTCGCTGGAAAGAAGCAACATATCATTCCGATTAATAGATGGGTATTTATTGGGCACGTACCTTTTAAGTCTCGAAGATCCAAAGTTGCAACATGCACTCAATAATCCGTATAGTTTATCAGATCATACGGATTTTTACTATGAGTATCAGGTTGATACTGTAGTTTCACAATTAACTAATCGATATGATTTATATATGCTTTTTCGAAATTACTCCAATAATGAAAAGCATTGTGTTTTACAGCTTAGGACAGATGTGGATTGGAACACTTCCGAAGACAATATATCCTTTGTGATTGCACCCAGTGGTGCAGCCGTCAAAAAAGTAACGGTAGAACAAAAACACTTTGATGGCATCCCAGAGCTCCTATTTCACATTCAAATTAATGGCACAGAATCAGTTGTTATGATTAATGGAATAAATGGCACACAGATTTTTGAACCTCCATTTTTTGGAGAATCAAGAATCCGAATTGTTAACGACCTTGAGGAAAGGCTAAAGTCGACCATGCCACCAAGCATTGTCTGCTTTTGGGGGGATGCCGGAATTGGTAAAACGAGACTTGTGCAAGAATTGTTCTCAAGATTGCAGGGCACGCTATTTGATCTTTATGAATGTAAACTTCAACAGGGTCATACTCCCCAAAAAGAAATTGAAAGATTTCTGCTTAATCATGGATACATACAAGAGGGGCAGTATGTGGATTTTGTTTCTATGATAGAAAACTGTAGGACTCCGTTTGGGAATCAAGCGGTAATATTTTTAGATGATTTTCACAATGCAGACGATAGCTTCCTTTGCGAAATACAAAGGCTAAAGTCTAACCTATCTTCAATCACGTTGCTGATTAGTGGAAGAACCGATTTTACCATCGGGAACATCAATTACTTGTCGTTTGTTCAATGGGCAGATGAAAATTTGCCAGAGTCGTGCTTCAATGTAGAGCCGCTTACTGATGATGAAGCTAAAAATTTAATTAGGGTGTTGATTGACGGTATACCTCCATATGCATTAGACCGTTTATTTAATCTAAGTGCGAAAAACCCACTTTTTATTGTTCAATATGTAGAGTATCTGTTGGATTGTAGTTTGGTAAAGATTCAAAATAGGAATACGGTAGGCATTATAGATATTAACAAATTCCATGTAAAACGTTTTATGCCAACACAGATTGCAGATATCTACTATCAGAGGCTTTCTCATCTACAAAAAGAGAAAGATGGCGAAACCTGTTTGAATCTATTGTACAAAATTGCGTTATGCAATGGTAAAATGAACCTTGCGTTATTTAACATGTTTTTTGAGGATTCATCTGATCAATTGAATGAATTGATGCGACGGCGCCTATTAAAATATGAAGAAAATGAAACGATTGCTTTTGTTCACGAAAGTTTATTTCTATACGTGAGCGAACAGTTGAAAGGTAAAAAAGCAATAAGAACTTTTCTCGCAAAAGAGATTGTATCCATGCCAAACATTGATCATGTTTTAGGTATGTTTCAAACCGGAAGACTCTATTTATACAGCAAAGATTACAAGAAGGCAAGAGAATATCTACACACGATTGAAACATGGCTAATCGCAGTGGATAATATTTCAAATGTCAATGTAAACTTAAATTATTATAAATATTTAGATGATATGTTTGAGTTGCTTCGACATGCTCGCAAAAATTTACCTCTAGCAAAAAAGGCATTGCTGATGCGAGTATATATCACTCTTCATCATTTTGCCCCGATTAAAGCAGTAGATGAATGTGATATTGTGTTAAAAAAACTTAAACAATATAAGATGGTAGATGATAGACCATTTTGTCTTTCCATTATGGAATTAAAAGCTCATGCCTTAATGAACGCAGGCTTGTATCCAGACGGAGAAATCTTACTAAAGGAAATCCAAGCAGATTGGTTGTGCAATAAAGAAATATTATCTGATGAAACTTTGTTCGATCTATATGATAGATTGGCAGCAGTTTATCGGGCATTCAATTTAATAGACTTATCTAAGACATATAATACTCTGTCAATAACCTTAGCTGACAAATTGGATGACAATAGGTTAAGAGCCTTGGCATATAGAACAAAATTTAAAATAACTCTATATCCTAATATGGATCTTTCTAGCGAAAGCTTGCGAAAGTCCATAGAAGCAACTGCACTGATGCCATCCAAAAGGATTGAAACAGATAATTCTCTAGATGTTTGTGCATTAGAAATATTAAGTAATTCTACTGTTCATCAGGACAAGCTGATTTTAAAGCTTAATTCAATGTTACAAGATATTGAAGCAAACAATCTGCATCGCGCTCAAATTCACTGCTTTTTCTTGCTTGCAATATGCAATCTATTGAAAGGCGAAGAAAAGGCAACCCTTCTAGCGAAAGAATATGTAGATAGAGCTATTAATCTCAGCACATCTTATGGAATTGTAGGATATTTGTGGCGTTTATATAACTTGCAAGCAATTATTGGAATACGAATGGGGTTCGACTCTCAACATATTTATAAAATTTTTTTCACAGTATTTGATATACTGAAAAAGCAAGGGCTTCTATATATAGGGAATCGTGATGCATGCGAAGGGAATATTTTGGCGTTAAGCAATATCGGATACTATTTACAAGAACGTAAATTTGAATCACAGTTCTATCAAACGATGTCCCTTGTTACGTTTGCGGGGCAAGAATACTCTGCGTATCCAAACCAAAATCTATCCGATAACCCGGTTAATACCTTTCTAGTACAGCAATATGCAAAGGCGAGAAAAAGAGAGATATTATTTGCACAAAACACCCCACCCAATCTTCTATGGGATACGCAAACACGCTATCTGCTTATCCTCTAAGGCTTAGTTACTACGCAGTTTCCTATTACTAGAACGTCAATGTTAGTTTTCAAAAAAGTGTTTAACGCATCTTGCGGAGATTCGACAATAGGCTCTCCAGCAACATTGAACGACGTATTTAGTACCACGGATACCCCTATAACTTTTTTCAGTTCAAGCAATAGCTGATGTATAAAGGGGTCGCTCTTTTTTGATACCGCCTGAACGCGAGCAGTATTATCTACATGTGTCACGGCTGACAACTTTTCGCGATATTCTTCTCTAACAACTGGCGCAAGTAACATATAGTCTGAGGAAGCCCGTAATGCAAAATATTTGAACTGATCCTCCTTCGCAACCGTAGGTGCAAAAGGACGGAATTCTTCACGATGTTTAACGCGACGATTTAAGATGTCTTTCATGTGTGGATGGGTTGGATTTGCCAAGATACTTCTATGACATAGAGCTCGCGGTCCTAACTCCGTTCTTCCTCTGTGCATGCCAACAATCTTGTTTTGAGATATATATTCTGCTGTTATCTTTGCCAAATCACCATCTGCATACTTTTTGTAGGAAAGATTTTTCAATCGGATTGCATCTTCAATTTCTTGCTCGGTATAATCTAAACCGATGTAGGGTAAATTAATGTGAAAATCGGATTGTGTTCCGAACATTTCCATGTAAGCATAGTATGCACTGCCAAGAGCTTGACCATCGTCTCCAGCCGATGGAATAATAAAAACATTTTTAAAATTACATTCACAAAGTATTTTATGGTTTAATAGGCAGTTTAAAAATAATCCACCTGCAAGACACAAGTTTTCACATGCGTATCGAGTCTGATAGTTCTTCAACAGCGAAATTATTGCACATTCTGTAAACTCTTGAACTGTGGCAGATATATTCGCACGTTCTTTCAAGATAAAATCTCTATGAGACTTTCCTGACATGATATGCAATGCGTAAATTTCTTCTAACATATCCTTATACTTTAAATCAAAATCTAAATCACGAAAATCTAATTGGGAGTAATCAAAATAAGATTTTCCATACGAAGCAAGTCCCATCGTTTTACCACATTCTCCATGTGCAAAGCCAGTCAAATGCGTAATTTGCGCATATTTTCGTGCTATACTAATTTGATGGTTGCGTACATAATCCGGCATAAAAGGATATATAGTATTTACTGGATTTTCCATTTTGCGCACAACCATATCCTGTGTCCGTGCGGCGAGTGGTTGTATTTTTCCGTGACTACCGTAATACAAAGTTTCAGCTTCTTGCTTATCCCCGATATAGTCACCTCCACCATCCGCAACAAATATCAGGCTTTCGGAAAAAGTGGACGAACAAAAGGAAGAATATGCGTGTGCCCAATGATGTGACAGAAAGAAAAAAGGAATTTCGCGACATCTATAGTGAGCGAAAAAGTCATCCTTATAGAACTGTTTTACCTTTTCACTTTCTATTCCTGCGCCGGACATACCAATGCATGAAACCTGTGAAATATCAATATTGCAATGTTTCAAAACAGCATCAACAGCTGTATAGGGGATTTCAGGAGAGTCAGAGTACTTCACTCGGTCTAATCTTTCATTCGCTATATTAACAACAACCCTTCCGTCAATAATGATACATGCACTTCTGTCATGTTTCACATGAACTCCCAACACAATATTCATAGTACCCTCCATTTCCAATTTTTATGGTAGATAATACCGGATTATCTGTCAAAAAGAGACAACTCACTCGGAGTTGTCTCTTAAAAATTATATTTTAAATTTCCTCTTTGATGTTTTGCTGCAAGAATATCTTTTTACTCTGTTTTAATTCATTTATCCATGATATGCCATACATAAACTTACCAGATTACACCATCCTACTCGCCAATCTGTGTCGTAAAAAATCAGGTGTTTTGTTCTATGATTGTTACAGGCTCAAAGGAGCCTTGATCTTTGAAAAACTGAATAGGACACGCATACATCTGATTTTATTTTTGCTTTTATCCGTAAATACTTTGATTTACGGGTAGGGGTGGCAGAAACCCATTTCGTGCGATGAAGCTCCTCGATACGGATTACTGTGCTGACAAGTCTTTGAACTGTTTAGCGGTTGTGGTGGTCTTGTATTGTGCCCGTGAAGGTCCTAAGCAGAGGTTTGTGCCTACCGGACGTGGCAGCCGGAGATAATGAGATAGAACAGTACCGGAATTTCAGCGAAACGCATTTTCCGGGAGTGGCTCCCTGTAGATTCTGTCTGGTTGGGCATGATGGAGGTGCAGTGTGGGATTGCCGTCCCAATGTATGTTGCCCGGCTGGGGGGTGCTGTCAAGTGGCAGCTAGGAGAATAGCGGCTTTTGCCGCTGTTCTCTGACATGATAAAAGCTGCTAAAAAATGGATTATTATGAAGTTATCTTTTGAGATAAGGGAGCGGCAGATTCGTTTCATTATCTCAGGAGATAACAGCCGGCGTATCTTTCTGTAATAATCTAAGAAAGAGCAGGTAAAGAGAATATGTGTAAGATAGGCATTATGTTAGGTACAGCCGGGGAGAATCTTCCTTCGGCTATTTTATTTATGAACTCCAACAAATCGGAGAAGAACATCCGTAAAAAGGTTGCCAAGACCAGAGAGAAGTGTCTTTCGCATGGAATTATCTTGAGACGTGATGTGGTCATTTGCAAAGGACCGGACAGGGATGTTGATCGTGATGCAGTCAATCTTTTGATTTCCTTTTTGATGACCGGACAGTATGACATGGTGGCGTTGGACAAGCTGACAGATTTAACGGAAGATGTATCCGATATGGAGGAGCTTATGAATGATGCCGCTAAGATTGGTGTCGGGTTCCTTGAATTATCCACAATTGCAAGGATCACCGAGGCAGTGCAGGTACAGGTGGGGGTATATGATAAGTATAACGGATAAAAAGAGTAAAGCCGGGCGCAGTGTCCCGGCTTTTTACATACAGAGGTTTGTATGTCATAGGACAATCTGCGAATTGAATAGAATGAAACAAGCAGAAAATAGGAGAGCTAAAGTGTTAGATATATCAGAGGAAAAACTTGATGCAATGGCGGCTGTGGATATTCGGACTGTGGATATAAACACGCTGACAGATATTCGGGATGTCAAAATTGACACAAAACTGCCCGTAGAAGAAAAACTGGCTTCTTTTGCAAGACAGACAAATAATATCTATGTCCATCGTATGGGAGACTATGTGATTAAGGTCAGATTTCAAAAGGAGGGAGCGAGTATTGACGACAAGATGGAGGAATATCTGCGGCATTTAGCAGAAATTCACATATAGCGTATTTTTGATAAAAATCGAAAAAGCCTTGAAAGAATCGAAAAGTTATGTTAACCTAAAATCAGGATAAATCAAGGAAACTCTTGAATTTTAGGTTTATTACGGCTTAATAACTTAAAAGTCAGGAGTGATCAAATGAATAAAAAACATTTTCTAGCAGCCATGTACCTCCGTCTTTCAAGGGATGACAGCGATGTCGGAGATGTGACAGACAAGGATGGTAGACTGAAATCCGAGAGTAACAGTATCGGAAATCAGAGAGAGCTGATCAGAGCCTTTATCCATGAACAGCAGGATATCGAATTGTATGATATTTATGTTGATGATGGGTTTTCGGGCAGTAATTTCGACAGACCAGAATTTAAAAGAATGATAAGCGACATCGAAGCAGGAAAGGTGAACTGTGTCATTGTAAAAGACCTTTCTCGTTTTGGGCGTGACTATATTGAATCCGGGAGATATATACAAAAAATCTTCCCGGCTCTTTCTGTGCGTTTTATTGCGCTGACAGACCATTATGACAGTTTTCATGCGGATGCAGGGGAGAGCGGCATTGTTCTTCCGGTCAAAAACTTCATTAACGATTCCTATTGCAGAGATATTTCCACAAAAGTGAAAAGCCAGTTTGAAGTAAAGAGAAAGAATGGGGAGTGTATTGCTCCGTTTGCCCTTTATGGATACAGAAAGGCAGATAACAACAAAAATCAGCTTGTGGTGGATGATTATGCAGCGGAAATTGTGCGTAAGATTTTTAACTGGAAAATGGAGGGTGTGGCGGTTTCAGCCATAGCGGATAAATTGAATGAACTTGGTATCCTTTCACCCAAAGAGTATAAAAAATCCACAGGCGAAAATTACAGAGGAGGATTTTCCGGTGCAGTAAAATCCATGTGGAGCAGTGCTACGGTAAAGCGAATACTGACAAATGAAATGTATCTCGGTCACATGGTGCAGGGAAAAACAAAAAAGATAAATTATAAGCTGAAGAAAAGTGTGGAAAAACCTGAAAAAGATTGGGTTAAGGTGGAAAATACCCATGAGCCGATCATATCGGAAGATGTTTTTCTGGTTGTCCAAAACTTGTTGAAGGTTGATGGACGGGTGAGTCCTGTATCAGAGAAAAACAGTTTTTTCACAGGAATATTGTTTTGTGGGGATTGTGGAGAGCAGATGATAAGGCGCGTAAACCGCTATAAGAACACACAGAGGGTTTACTATATCTGTTCCACCAAAAACCGGGGTGAGGGCTGTACAAGACACAGCATACCGGAAGATGCATTAAAGCAGCTTGTATTGGAAATGGTAACGAAATTTGCAAACTGTTTTTTGCAGGAAAAGCAGATGTTTGAAAAAGCTCTGGATATGGAAACAAATTTTGAGTCCATAGTCTATTATGATACCGAAATTGCAAGATTAAAGAAAGAACAGGATAAATATTATTCTCTCTGTTCGGGCTTATATGAGGACTTGAAAGAAGGGATTATCACAAAGAGCGAATTTGAACGTTTGCACAGCGAGTTTAAAAGGAAAGCTGGAGAATTTGAGGAAGCACAGAAAAAACAGGAGCTTATGATTAAGGAACTGTTTAAGAATGGTGTCATCTCTGCAGCAAGGCTAAAGACCATGCAGGACTGTTCGGAATTGAGGGAGATAGACCGTTATACTCTTTGCAGTATGGTAAAGAAGATTTCAGTATATGAAAACCACAGAATTGAAATTGAGTTTTATTATACAGATCAGTATCGCATAATGCGGGAAGTCAACAAGAGAATAAAAGACGAACAGAAGAAAAACTGTGTGGCAGAAAGGAGTGCATAAGAATGGGCAGAGTATCCAAAAGAAAAACAGCAGGCATTCATTCAGAACAGAATGTGAAAGTCAGACGATACAGAGCAGGTATCTATGCAAGACTTTCAGCGGATCACGATGAAAGAAAAAATGAATCAGTGGAGGTTCAGATTGAGATTGCAAGGAAATATGTAGAAGAATTTAATCTGAAGAATACGGAAGAAATCATTGATATTATTGATTGTTATACCGATTTAGGAAAGACCGGCAGCAATTTTGAAAGAGAGGGATTTCTTAGGTTATTGCAGGATATAAGGCTTGGCGAGATAAATTGTGTCATAGTAAAAGATTTGTCAAGGTTTGGCAGAAATTACCTGGAGGCGGGCAATTACATTGAGAAGATATTTCCGTTTTTAGGAGTACGCTTCATTGCAGTTGCCGATGGGTTTGATACCGGAAAGGAAGGCAATGAGAATAAGCAGATGGCTTCCGAAATCAAGAACCTTGTAAACGACATGTATGCAAAGGATTTTTCTAAAAAGGCGAAGCTGCACTTAAAACAGAGGAGAGAAGAAGGCTCTTATGTTGGCGGTCCTCCACCTTATGGATATATGGCAGAATGGAGTGGAAAACGGCGCAGATTGATACCGGATGAAAATACGGTGGATATTGTTCGCTTTATATTTGAAAAATTCGCTGAAACGGAAATCTATACTGCGATTGCGGATGAGCTGAACCACAGGCAGATCAATCCACCTTCTCTGTATAAGAAAACAAAAGAAGTTTACTATACACCCGATGCAGGAGCGTATAAAGGTTGGGATAAGAGTTCGGTGGAGCGAATACTGAAAAGTGAAACCTATACAGGAACTTTGGTGCAGGGAAAAACCAGTATAACGGCAAGGGATGAGAAGAACCGTATTCATAAGCCGGAAGATGACTGGGTGATTACAAAGGATGCACATGAGCCATTGATTGACAGGGAGTTATATCAGAAATCGGTAGAAATTAGGAAAAAAATGAAGGAGCGCAAAGCTTCGTATAATCATCCAACGAAGGGTTATCCGCTTGGGGAAAACATTTTTGATGGTGTACTGTATTGTGGAGTATGCGGCAGAAAAATGACAAGAAGCAGCTATGTACAGCACTATGCAGATGGGGAAAAAGCAAGGCTTGACGGATATTTCTGTTTAAACAGCGGACAGACGAAAATTAAAGTATGCCCGGACTCTAACCGTATTTCAAAGAATGAGCTGGTGGATATATTGTTACCTTTTATCCGTATGGAATTTGCAGTTTTCCTGAACAAGCCAAAGCATTACATGGAGTATGGCAAAGAAAGAATTGCAGAGGCGGTTAAGAAGGCTAAAGCAAGACTAAGGGAAACAGAGGCAAAGCTGAGACGTTCTCAGGAGGAAGAAAGCTGTGTATATATGGATTACCGTGCTGGGAAAATTCCACAAAAAGAATATGTGGCTTTCAAGATGAAGCAGGCGGACATACTGGAAGATCTGAGAAAACAGCAGGAAAGTCAGCAGCAGGAAATAAGAGCATTGGATAAACTCTCCGGAAAATATATGGCAGCTATTAAAGCCCTGTTAAAACTGAAAAGTGGCAAAGAGCTTACAAAGGATATGATAGAAGCGTTTATTTCAAAAATATATGTTTATCCGGGCAAACGTATAGAGGTTATATTTACCTTTACAGCAGACTGTATGGAAGGGGTGAAGTAGAATGGAGCGTTTGGCATTATATTTACGTTTATCCTTAGAGGACGAGGGAGAAAAAGACGAGAGCAATAGTATAAGCAATCAGAGAAAGTTAATATATGAGTACATACATCACGATTCCGAATTAAGCGGGTATGAGGCTGTGGAGTTTAGTGATGATGGCTTCTCCGGCACCAATATGAATAGACCGGGGATGCAAAAGTTGTTAAAGGAGGTAAAGGCAAATAATATCAGATGTATCATTGTAAAGGATATGTCCCGTTTTTCAAGAGATTATATTGAGATGGGTACTTATCTGAACCAGATATTCCCTTTTATGGGCATTCGTTTTATCGCTATCAATGACCATTATGACAGCAGGGAACATCACGGAAGTACCATAGAGATTGATACCGCATTTCAGACACTTTTATATGATCTTTACAGCAAGGATGTATCAGTTAAGGTAAAGGCTTCGATTGAAAATAAGTGTGCAAAGGGAGAATATGTTTTCGGACAGGTTCCCTTTGGATATGAAAAAAGCAAAGAAGAAAAAAATGCAGTTATTGTGAATGAACGAGAGGCAGAAATTGTGCGCTATATCTTTTCTCTTGCGGTGCAGGGGAAAACCAGTGTACAGATAGCAAGACAGCTTTTTGAGGAAAATGTACCCACTATCACGCAGATAAGAAAGCCGGAAAAGAAATATACAGATGGTAAAGTACGTTCGTGGAGTGCAACAAGTATCAGAAGGATATTGAATAATCGTTTTTATCTGGGAGAAATGGCATACGGAAAATCTGTCTGCAAGTCCGTAGGAAGTCAAAAGACGAGAGCTTTGCCAAAAGAAGATTGGAAAATAATTCGGAACAATCATGAGGCTCTCATTTCAGAGGAGATATATGATCAGGTATCATCTTTCAGAGCGGATTGTTCCACAAAGAGAAACAGAGAGAAGCATCCGCTTACAGGGAAATTGTATTGCGGTGGATGCGGTTATTCCATGGTTTATAAGCCACTACGCGAAAAGAACCGTTACAGGCGGTTTGAGTGCCGAAAACATGCTCTGTTGCAAATTCCGGATTGTTGCACTTACATGAATGCTGATCTACTCGAAGAAACCGTATTGATGATGCTGAATAAAGAGTTAATGCTTCGTGGAAATGCCATGAAACAGAAGGAAAGCCTGTCTTCATTTCAACGGGCAGGCATCCAGTCATTGAAAAAGAAACTGGAGGAATGCAGACAGAAACAAAAGCAGATTCGGGCAGAAAAGGATAATTTGTATGAACAGTATGCTTTGAAAGCAATCAGTAGTGAGGAGTATCAGAAACGTTCAAACGAGCTGACAGAGCGCTTATCTTCATTATCCGTAAAGGAATCCGATACAGCGGGAAAGCTTTCTGGATTGGAAAGCGAATACCAGAAAGCAGAGGCTGATATGAAGCAGATTATCCGGTATTCGCATATTGAAGAATTGACGCAGGAAGTGGTTGATGCTTTTATTAGAAGAGTTTATGCTTATAAAGACAAAAGGATAGAGATTGCGTGGAATTTCAGTATGGATTGCGGAGTAAGTCAGGCAAATGGAACTTAGCAATAACTATTCATCAATTTTTACAGGACTTAGCAACTATTTCACATTAACCCAACGAAGTTATGCAGGATTGCGAAATTTTTATTTGAAAAAATAAAAAAAGTTCGTAGCAATAACTC